AGTCAGCTGTATAAGCACGAGGTCAAAGACGGCGACGAAACGGTGCTTGAGATCTACTGGCACCCACTCACCATTGCAGAACGCGAGGCCATCCAGAAAAAAGCTGGTTCAGACGATGCCACAGATTTTGCTCTTGGCATGATGATCGAAAAAGCGCTCGACGAAGACGGAAAGCGCCTGTTCCAGGACGGCGAAAGAGCGGTCCTCAAGAACGCCATTGAAGCCGCTGTTCTGCAGGACATTCAGCTTGCGATGCTCTCTTCTGGCGCCGAAAACAAGGTGGAGGACGCGAAAGCATCCTTGAAAAGCTGATCGTGACTGGTATTTCATGTTCTTCCTGGCCAAGGAACTGGGCATGACAGTCGCGCAACTCACAAAACACCTAACCCAAGAAGAGCTAGTTGGCTGGGCTGCTTACTTCGACCTCTATAACGAGCAACACGAAAAAGCAGTTCAAAACGCCAAAACCGGTGCTAGGGCGCGCTCAATGAGTGCGCGGTAGACTGGGATCTAAGCCTCTACGTGCTCCGCTGTGGCCAACTACAACGTAGATATTGAGGTTGCGCTGCGCGGAGCCCGCGAGCTTAAGGTACTAAAAGACAGCTTAAAAGGCGTAAACAAAGAGGTAGGTAGACTTAATGCCGCAACAATAAAAGCAGGAAAAGCCTTAAGAGGAACTTTTTCTGCCAAAGACATTGGAAACGTCAATAACTACTCCAAGGCAGTAGCAAAAGCTGAGCGGGCTCTCCGTAACGCTGCCTTCGGAACAGAGGCAGAGAAGAAAGCTGTAAAAGCGCTCGTTACCGCTCAAAAAGAATTCAACGAGCAGCTGGACCGTCAGAACAAACTGCTCAGAGAAGAAGAGAGACTGCAGGGCGTAAACCAGCCTGTTCCTAAAGCCCCGAAAACTCCTAAAACACCTAAAGCACCTAAACCAGGTTTTCAATCATTTGGGGTTTCCGGCATTGATTTCATGCCGATTGGAGGAAGCACCAACATTCCTGGTTCTCCTCTAGCAAGACAAGCAAAAAGCCGAGCAAGATTTGGGTCTGCGGTTAGCGCAGGTGCCTTTCCCTTGCTGTTTGGCGGCGGTCCGGGCATGGCACTTGGCGGTGCTTTAGGCGGCGCAATATCGGGATCAACATTCGGACCAGCAGCCATCGCTCTGCAGGTTCTTGGTGGCGCGTTTGACCAGCTTGCTGCCCAAGCTGCTTCTTTAGGTGCGGCACTAAATCCCGCTACAGCAGATGTAGACGCACTTGTTGAAGCTTTGGGCCTGGTGGGTTCCCCCATTCAGGACTCCATCAGCAGCTTGGAAGAACTGGCTGGTCAGCAAGTGGCCCTTGAAGCTGCAACACGTCAGCTTTCTATGGTTGTCGGTGACGATGGGGTCCAGGCTCTTGCAGACCTCGGAGAAGCCTCTACTCAATTCGGCAACGCTCTTACGCAAGTAACCACACAGGTATTGGCGCAGATTGCCAAATTAACAGGCGGAATTGTAAAAGAAATAGCAAATACTGTAGAAGTCGGTGCTTTACTAACCGCTGCAAAAGCGTCTGATGACCCGCGCCAAAAAGAACTTCAAGAAAAACTAGCGGGCGTCCGCATTAAGCCAGGAGAGCGAGGCGTAAGCCTGGAACGCGCACAGATAGAAGCTGAAATGGTGGAGTTACAGCGTAAGATCCGTGCGGAAGAAGAGGGTAGACTGCAAGCAGCCGTGGAGCGAGCACGAGCAGGTTCTGTTGAGCACACTATCGCTAAAAACAACCTAGCTATTGCCCAACTAGATGGTGATCTAACAAATAAGCGAGTATTTGATTTAGAGAGAGCAAATATCTTCCAAGAAGCCCGGAAAAAGCTGATGCAAGAGGGCGCTGATGTAAAACTAATCGAGCTTGAAAGAGACGGGCAGCTTCTAGAGTTGACCAATAGAAGAAATGCTCAAATAGAGTCTGCAAACGATAAAGCTGAAAGAGCATCAAAACGTCAAAGCGATGCGGCGGACAGGCTGGCTAAGAAACAACAAAGAGCTATTGACCGCAGAGTTGAAGCAGTCGAAAGAGAACTGGAGCGCACCGACAAACTCTTCGACAGAGCAAGTAGCCAGCTAG